AAGTACCAGTTATCGCAAGACACCGTAGTTTGTGAGCCACTTGATTCAGAGGGGATAAACATCTGGTATGTACCACTTACATTTTTAACGCTGAATTTTGAAGGATAGCCACTTGTAGGCGTACCCACACTTATACCGTTTGCACTATCACTGAAATTCGCAGGATTCAAAATCAGATTAAGACCGTTACTGCTGTTATAAGCACCATCACACCAGTCAAGAACATTATCCCACAGTCCTTCAATATTTCTGTATTGCGTACTGCATCCATAGGCTGTTCTCGAACTCAATGTTGTACCGGTATGATATGGCATTGAATCTGTGTATCCCATATTTTCAGTTGCGGAATCATTACCGCAGCCATATCCTATTTTAGTCTGCGAATTCCAGTCACACATTTCAACAATATACAGCATCCAAAGTGTAAACCTTGTTGCAAAATCCGATTGCCATATATTTGAACCGAGGTTATGTATGCTTGTACGAGCAGCGGAGCGTGTGATATTTGCAATAGGTTTAACACCTGTTTTGGATTTATAATCTGATGCACAGTGATAACGTCCGATATAGACTACATCTCTTTCCCCTTTACCATCACCTCTGTCCATATGTGCCGGTGAAACATGGAATCCGTCAACCTCTTCATTTGCTATCTGTATCTTAATACTGTCACCGTTCTGTGTCAGCTTGTACCAGAATTTAGGTATAGCAACCATAGTGCCACCAGTTCTCTCTTCTTTCACCATTCCCGACCAAGGCATTAAGTTATCAAAAGGCGAGCCATAGTTAGATGCTCCTGATATGTAAGGTACTGGGTCTGAGAAGTTTGCCGCCCTATCGGTTCTTGTCCATGATGTTGTTGAAGTACCATCCCATACTGCACCGTAAACGGGGATTGTTATGTGTTCCCCCTCAACAAGCCCACTGTTCTTATACACTCCGTGCTTTCCTTCATCATTTATCACCCAGTAAAGCTTGTCGGCCTCGGGGGTAATTTCAAGATATTCGTCAACAGTCATATATATGTATGGTGTTGAACCACCACTTGTTTTCGGGTCAATATCCATTCTCTGACCGTTAACCGTCTTGTACAGCTGTGAAAGTCCGTCTGCATCAGGTGAATCCGCTCTGACCATTGCGTTATTTACTGCTGTATCATCGTAGTTGGAAAGCCCTGCAAGCTTATCCTTTTCGGCAGTAGTATAGTCGTTAGTGGAAAGCCCTTTTCCTGTTTCCTTGTCCACCTTCCCCTCACTGAGCTGAGCCGCCGCTTCATGTGCATCATAGATACCCTGCTCCATGTGGTTGAAACGTTCCGCCGACATGGACGAGCCCTGCTGTAACACCTCTCCTGCGGCAGTAAGCGTTTTCGTCCCGTCCCCGTTATCTGTTTCTGTGTAAGTGTGCGGTCTGCTTGTTACATGGTCCTGCCATGTTTGTTTTGTATAACTCATGTTTTAATCTCCTTTCTGTGTAAGATTAAATTTAAACGTCATATAAAACGTATCATCGCTTGTTTTAGCAATACTTTCGGGCGTTACCCCGGCTACATCTCCGTCGGCATCTATCACCCTGATATTCACCGCTGTGAACTGCACATCAGGAACACGGCAGAACACCGTTATAGCGTTGCCGTCGATAGTCTTTTCAACTACAGTCAGATCAACCCAGGTACTTTCACTTGTCTGTATCTGCACCTTGTCTATCTTGTCCTTCCAGAAGGTGCGTATCTTGTTCAAAAAGGTATCGTTCCAAATCGTCATAGATCAGTCACCCCCTGACCGCATAGATGTTGTCCGCAGTTGACCACAACAGGATATCCAAAGGTTATCTCATTGCTTACCTGTACCTCGTTTTCATACACCACATTGAATTGATAGGCTATGTGAGCAGGAAGCTTCGCCCTTAGCAGCTCCATTATATCGCTTGCATAAAAGTTAGATTCCGTCCCTCTTTCGCTGTCGATATACAAGCAGTTATTGCCCTCTATATCGCACGGCTCAAATCGGCATCTGCTTTCCGCTCCCGTGTAGGTCCCTATAATGTCCGACAACAAGGAAGCTGACAGTTTGCCTGAACCCACGAAGTAGCTTTTCACAAGCCTTCTCCTGTCCTCGAGGGAACGTTCTCCGTGCATATGGATATGCAAAAATGTTTCCAGCTTAGCGATAGTTTTCTCGTCTGCGCTATCAATAAAGCAGTCGCCGAAAACGGTTTCTATGCCCGATTTCACATCGTCTATCAAGTCGCCCTCGGCTTTTAAGACGGCTTGCATTTCTTTCACTTCATTGTAAAAAGTCGGGTAGTATGTGGCAAGCTCATCATAGGTGCTGTCGTATTGATCATTAAATAACATTTACCGTCACCTCTCCCAAAACAGGAACGTAATTGTCCCCGGGTGCAATATTAGCTGTACCGCCGTTCAGTGTCAGATCACTGTAATCAAGTACAGCGTCAAGCCCGGCAATAATAGCCCCGATGCCTGATACCCTCACCACAACGTCCAAAGGATTCTCGGCAGTTAAAACCATGTTTTTCAGATACGCCGTCATAGCCGTTTCAAATTCTGCTTTTGCATCTGCCAAAGTGTAACCGCTTGCAAGCTCCGCCGTAAAGCTCACGCTCACAGTCAGCGGCAGCGCAGATGCTGCCGTGAAGTGCGCTCCTAAGTTTGCTACGCCTTCGCCCAGACCGTCACCGACTGTGTATGTCACGCCGTCCACGGTAGCAGTATAACCGTTATTCGCAGGGTCAACGTAATTCTGTACATCTGCCACAAGCTCATCGGAACAAGGCAGTCCGAGTGGATTTATAAGCACCGCCTTGACCGTGTTTGCACCATTCCATAACGGAAATATTCTTGCTTTTCCAACTCCGTCAAAGCTCTCGCACCATGTTTTGTAGTGCTGCTTGTTTCCGTTTTCCGCAGGTCCGCCTATCTTTTCACGCACACGCTGCCGTAAACTGTCATCATCTTCCGTGTCCGTGCCGTACTGCATGATAACCCCGAATGCAGCGGACTCAAGCCCCGAAATGTTGTTCACAGGAACGGCAGGCGTTCCGCTGTCTATGCTGTTCATTGCCGTTCCTGCCGTTTCCGCTTCAAGGTACAGCACATCGCCGTCCGTCTTTCCTAAAACAAAATAACTACCGTCCGTGAAAAATCTCTCTCCCACATCGGGAGTTGTCCCTGTAAAGGTCACATAGTACTGCGCAGGAGTAGCCGCATGACGTGTCAAGCCGTACTCACTTGCCTTTGTGTCAAGATATTCACCCCCTGTTGTGTCTACCTGTGTCAGTGTAAATACAAGGTCTAAGTCCGTGTACAGTTCCGCTATTTTAAGCGCTATCCCCGATACGGCATCATAGAAAATGCTGCCCTGACGTGTGTCAATGCCTTCGGGAGCATTTTCCAGCACATCTTCCATGAGCGCTTCAAATGTTTTGCTTTCAAACAAAATACATCACCTCACAAGTTTAAAAATTCAAGTATTTTATCTTCCAGTATCTGCGGTATCACCCCTTTCAGTTCATCTTCGGAGATTTTCAGCATGAACCGTCCGGGTACCCAGCCGCCCGACCTTGTTCTGTGACCGTACTCAACATAGGAAGCATATTCCACAGGGTTTATGATCTCCACCGTGTAAACACCGCCCGAATATGCCACTTCTACACCGTCCGAGACTGCCGACCACCCTCGCCGCAGTGTTCCGCCCACCTTGCCCGAGCCTTTCGGGTATTTGCCTACAGGTGTCCGCTCTTTGGCGTATCGGAGCAGTCGTGCCGCTAAGTCTTTGGAGCAAGCTATCATAAATTTCTGTATGTCCGAGCTTGCTATCTTGTTTATCTTCGCTTGAAGTCCTTTTATCCCCGAAATATCAAATGTTCCCCAGCTCATTCCACCGCCTCCTTTACGGCAAAGTCAGCACCATGCCGGCTTTGATCGCATTCGGATTAGCGCCGATGAGCTTCTTGTTTGCTTCGTATATTCTTATATATTTGCCGCAGTCTCCGTAATACTTTCTTGCGATCGTCCAGATCGTGTCGCCTTTTTTCACGGTGTACGTTTTAGGCTTTGCTTCGGTGCTGATCCTCTTTTCTGTCTTTTTTGCAACTTGTGCAGTGCCATTTTTAATTTGTATCTGCCTTATTGCAATTTCCCTGTAAATTTTAAAAGATACCGAGTAGTCATAGCCTCCCACTTCACCGCCTTTTTGAGAATATGTGAAATTTTCTATCGTCATAAAGTGGATAAAGTCACAGCCGATTATGTACACTCGGCACGGTTGTTTTTCACTCATTAGATTCAGAAAAAAATTTATGTAGTAGTGGGGCATCACCTTTAAAACGTTGCTTGATACGCCCGAATTTCCGCTTGAATCCCTTGCTGCAGCTGCCAGATCACGGACATTTACCACACCGTCACCATTGTAATCTCCGATATCGGAAAGGCTGATATTCTGCACCTGTGACGCTGCCGAGCTATAGTCGCTGAAATAGTACGGACGTGCCGGAAAAAACGAAGAGAAAGCCAGCGTCAGCGCTTTAGGAGATTGCGGAATTGTAAGCTCCCCCAGCTCCGGGATAGTCATACTCTTATTATTGCCCTGCATTTTGATCTCTATCTTGGGGGGATTTACAGGCAAAAGCAGTTTTTGCACGTTTGATTCTATCCATATTTGATACTTCTTATTCATTATGTATCACCGCCTCGTTGCCGCTGCGAACTTTTATACAGATCACTCGCTTAGTATTCATAGCTGCCTTCGCCCTCCTCCAGTATCTCAGCGCTTAAAGCATTCATAAGCACAGGCTTTATTTTGCTTTCCAATATCCTACACACATCATCGTGGGAGATATTGCCCTGTACTCTGATAGTATCGCCGCCGCCGATATTAATAGTTATCGTCCTGTCCTGTGAGCCGCCGCCGCTGTCCGACCATGAGCCGTTCCATTCCGGCTCCTTCATGCTCATAGCTTCGCTTATATTCTGCGGAATATACACATCTGTCATGCCTTGCATCATACGCTTTGTCTCGTCTGCGGTGTACACCACCTCGCCGCCGCCGAAGTTCACAAGCTCAGGTCCGTTCTCGCCGACCAGAGCAAGACCGGGAGCAGCATTCATTGTACCGCTTGCGTAAGTACCGCTTAAATACATTCTTGCATCGGAAGCAGAGTTGATAGATACATTCGGCACAGAGATGTTGATATTACTAAGTATGGACTGTATGTTGTTTGCAACTGTCTGAGCTGCCGATATAGCACTGCTCATGCCTGCGGTTATTCCTGTTGCAAGATTATCTGCAACGTTCTTTCCTGCTGTAAACGCTTCCCCTGCCGTGCTGTTTATGGTGTTCACAAGCTGTTCCATCGCCTGCCTGTTCTGTTCGTTTATACCCGAACCCCACTCTGCAACTGCTGCACTTGCTTCACCCTGCTTATCGTACACCTGTGACATAGTGTTGCCCATTTCGGCTATGGATTCCACACCGTTTTCTCTGATTTGAGTTGTCAGGTTTGCCGCAAATCCTGCCGCTTCCTGCGTGCCGCTTCCGATGTAGTCTTTAAGGTGTCCGAAGGCTTCCTCCGACATTCCCATTTGTTCAGCCGTGAACTGTGACAGATATTCCACATTGCTTGTATAATCCGTCCAGTATTGAAGCTGTTTCTGCTGTGCTTCCGCAAACTTATCAACGGTCATTTCCATGTTTGCGGCCGCATCATCAAACAACCCGAACTGTCCCTCAAAACTCTCCTTAGCTGCTTCATACATTTCATTGTAAGCCGTTTCAGCTTCTGAGATGCTTGCGGAAAGTCCTGCTACAGCATCACCGGCTTCATTTGCCGTGCCGCTAAGTTCTGACATTTTTGAAGATACTTCTCCGTATTTTTCGGGGTTTAACGAAGTGTCTCTTCCGTTGTCAACGACTGTCGTTTCCGGGTACGCACCTTGCTGAAGAGTCCTTAAATAGTTTTCCGCTTCTGTGACTGCATCAGCCCCGGCATATCCCATATCTTCATAATAGCGTATGACCTTATTGCGATATTCTTCCAATTGAGAATTTGCCTTGTCAGCCGCCATAACATCTGTCATGTTCACAATTTTTCCGAAGGTCGTCTGCCCTTTCGGAGTGGTGTCAAAGTTTCGGCTTTCTCTGTATAGATTTTGATAATCATCAATGAATTCAGGGGAAGATATCTGCTCAAACGCCAGCTGACGCTTGCTTGCTTCATATGCTTTTAAAGCCATTTGACTAATGTCATTCGGATCAAATCCTGTCAGTTCGCCGGTATCATAATTGACTTTTATATCACATTCAAAAGTATTGTTAAGATGATCTGCATACTGTCCCATAAGGTCAAGATCGGAATTTGTGATAACTGCCTTTTCGGACAGAGCTTGAAGCTGAGCCGCCGCCGTCAGAGCGAATGTTTGATCGCTTGATATCTTACTGATCTGATCTTGATATCCATCGGAAAGTGTTCTGATCGCCTCAGCGTGTTTCTGCGCCCTTTGTGTGTAATCCGCCGCAGCTCCACCGCCCTTTTCATACTGTGCGTTAAGCAACTCCAGCTGACTGTTAAGGCTTTGTGCCGCTTCACTTTGTTCACCGAACATTTTTACAACGCTGTCATACTGTCCCTGTACCTGTGTTATCTCACTCGCACATTCTTCCAACGTTCCGTTATAGTCCTCTACCTCATCCTTTGCACTCGAAAAAGCAGTCACAAGCCCTGCGACTGCACCAACGGCAAGGGAGATACCGCCCACTACAAGCCCTATCTTGCTAAGGGATAACGTTTTGTCAAACGCCTGATAAGCCGAGGACACAGCTGTAATTGCAGGGGCTAAGGTAGTGAATCCACCTACGGCAGTCCCTAGTGTTCCCACGGTCCCCATAATACCTGCGGTAAGCGCCTGATTTTCTTGTGCAAAGCCCGATAAGCCCTCCATAAGACCTGTAGCCGCATCGGCTGCCAGTCCCATAGCAGGGGTAAGGCTGTTGCCCACGCTGATCTTCAGATCATTTGCCGCATTCTGCATGATCTGCATTTTGCTTTCAAGAGTGCTGTATCTCTTTTCCGCTTCATTTGTGAGGGCCGTGTTTTCCTGCCATGCGGTATTTGCCCTTGACACAGCAGAAGTCATAACATCACTGCCCTGTGCCATAGCTTTGAGCATATTGCTCATTCGTATATCATCAAGGTCAAGGTCTTGCAAGAGCACCGACATGGACTTACCGTTTCTTTCAACGTCGTTCAAGCCTACAATAAACGCCTGTAATGCTCCTACAGCATTTGTTCCCCATTCATCGGCAAACTGCTGTGCCGTCATGCCTGCAACGTCAGCAAAGGATTGTAAGCCCTCTCCGCCCACTTCAACGGCTGTCTGCATCTCGCTTATGAGTTTGGACATGGATGAGCCGCCTGCTTCTGCGTTGATGCCTACAGAAGACATAGCCGCCGACAGTGCTAAAATGTCCGTTTCCGCAAATCCTGCAACGCTTGCCGCAGATGTCAGATAAGTGCTCATATTAACAATATCCGCTTCTGTTGTGGCAAAATTGTTACCTAAATCAACGATAACAGAACCCAAATTGCTGTAATTGTCCGCACTCATTCCCGTGATATTGGCAAATTTCGCAAGACTTGATGCTGCCTGATCCGCTGTCAGGTTGGTACTGTTTCCAAGGTCTATCATGGTCTTGGCAAAGCCCGAAACACTATCGGTGGCAATACCCAATTGCCCTGCCGATTCCATAACACCTGCTATTTCTGTTGTGGTTGACGGCATTGTAAGAGCCATTTCCCTTGCCGCATCGGATATAGCCTGTAATTGTTCGGGAGTGCCGTCTACTGTTTTATAAATGCCTGTTACAGCCGATTCAAATTCTATAGCAGCGGAAGCGACCTCTGTCAGACTATCCTTTACAAATCCCAGTATTTTATATCCCCCTGCCGCCATCATCAGATTGCTCATGCTGTCGGCAGCACTGCTGAAACTGCCGCCCATTTTTTCGGTGACTGTTTTTACCTCGCCGTAAGCGTCTGCCTCTTTCCTTGCGCTTTGTGCGGCTTTATCAGCCATTTCAGACTCTGTTTTCAATCTGTCGGCTAAGTTCTGCGCCTGCTCTGCGGCTTTTTTCTTTTCCTCATAGGCTTCTTTGTAGCGGTCTATAGACTTTTTCTGTGCTTCGGTCAGTACCCCTAATTCATTTGCGTTCTTTTCGTATGCCCTGTATTCCTGCTCATAGACAGTGACAGCTTTTTGCTCCGCATCAGCTTTCGCCTGTGCCGCCTGTGCGGACTTACGGAGCCTGTCTGCCTGATCTTCTAAAGCATTTGCTATGGCGTGTGCTCCTGCGGCGGCGGCTGTCTGAGAAGTTTTAAGCTCTGCCGCAGCTTCTGATGCCTGCCTTTCGGCGTCGCCCATCGCCTTGAACTGCTCCCCGGCAGCTTTATACCCCGACATATCGGGGACGGCCCCTATGGTTCTTTTCATCTTTTCACATTCCGATGCAGCGCTGCTCATAGCCGCAGCCATGCCCCGTGCAGGAGCGGATAAATTATCCACAAGGGTAATGCTTGTACGAATATCGCTCATTTATCCACCTTCTTCCTTGCCTTTTCCTCAGCTTCGAGCCTTGCTTGTATTGACGCTATTACAAACGCCCGTTCCTGTATATCCATATTTGCAAAAACAGACGGCAGTATGTAGAGCTTTTGCAAAGCATAATGTGCAAATGCAGCTTCACCGCCGTCCTTTATCAGTTTTTTGCCTGTTCTATTTTTTCGTCGATATTACCGCCGCTGCTCAAATTATCCGCGAATTTGTAGAATGCACTAAATTCGGAGGGGTCGTCCACCATAGCACGGAGGAGGTCTTCCGCAGACATTACGCCGTAGCTGTCCTGCAGTTCCGAACTGTTAAGATTAGGCTCTGCCACGCAGGCAGTTATAAGCTGCTCTCTGAACATCACCCAATCCATTTTGCCTTTGTCGTCCGAACAGTCAGCCATAAGCTGATCATATTCTCGTGAATTTAAAGGCTTTATCTCCCATTCAAGAGGTTTTCCGTTCTCATCGCAAAGGCTTTTTGTAGCCGCATATTTTACATTCTCTCTTACTTTCTTGTTTTTCTTTAAAAATAATGATAAATTTGACATAGATCATTCTCCTTTTTGGTTGTTATTATTTGAAAATGGTTGATATTCTGCCATTTCCTCTCGCTCTTCTTCTTTTATCCTTTTAAGTTCCTCTTCAATGTCATCAACATAAGGGTGCTGGGATACGAGAGTTTTCTTTGAAAGGATACCCACGGAATTTTTTATGTCAGCTATTACCTGTGATTCATTTATGAGAATATCACGGTTGAAGATGATGTCCGCAGGCTCATCAAAATAGTTTGCACCGCTTATGTGAGAAAGGTGACAATCCACAAACCATAAAAGATCATCAAACGCCGCCTGGAGTTCTACCTCCATTCCGTTGGCATCTAAGTCTATATCGCTGTACATGGATTGGATGTTCATCTGATTGGGATTTGTGCCCAGCCTGTCCGACTTAGCATCAAATCCTTTGCCGTTTTCGATTATAGCCTTTTTCAACAGGTCTAAAACGGTCTTGTAGTTTTCAGCGTTCACAGTTATTGCCAGCGTATCTACACCGCCCCCTGCCTCCCCGTCACTGCGGACTTTTATTGCGCCGAAGGTTGCCAAATTCCGCCGAAACTCTCCTAAGTTTTCACCGTCAAAGTTTTTGAGAACAATTATCGTGTTTCGTGCATCTTCCTGCAAATTGTTCTCAAAGTCCGAGAGCATGAGGTTTATGCCGTCCTGTAAGCACCGCACATGATTTAAAAGAGGAGCTTCATCATCGCTGTACTTTATAGGGATAAGCGGCACTCTTTCCCAGTTGTAAGCTTTGCCGCCCTGCGCAGTATAAGAGATGCGCGGACAGTCGGGATCCGGTTTTAAGCTGCTGCCCTCTACCGTATAAATCCATATACCGTCTGTGTCGTATATTTCGGCTTTGTCTACGAATTTTGGTGTGGTACTGCCCTTTTCAAATACCTTTTTTTGATATATCCTTACCGCTCTTTGTACCTGCGTGTGCTCATCGTCAAGCCAATCGGGGTACACGTCAGATCCGGAGAACACCTTGAATGAGAAACGTCCCATATTGTCATAGTAAGGAAACAGCCAGCATATGCCGCAAAGCATAGCCTCACGCCCTGCTTTTCTCAACAGTTTGCGAAAGCGTTTTCCAAACACGTTTTTCAGCAGCTTGACGTAAGTTTTATCATCGCTGTCAATCACGAAAGGCTTTCCCAAAAGGTAATTTGTTTTCTGATCCACCAGCTTTTTGAACTGATTGTCAACGATCCTGTTGTTAGGAAGATTGGTTATCTCTGTAGGCTGTCCGTCCACGCCTATAGCCTCACGTTTTCGTGAGAGTATATCGTGTTTTCCTTCATAATAGCGTTTGCCGTCAAGCTGTTTTCTTCGGACCTCAGAGCCTTTCCATGCTGAAAGTTCTTTTTCTATTCTTTGTAATGTGACGTTGTCCATAAATTCACCACCGTTCTGTACTTTTTTCAAGTCAGCGGCTTTACGCCGCATGACTTAGAAAAATCCTTCCTGTGTCTGACCGAATGTGTTGCCTATGCTTACGCTCTCATATGTAAACGTAAGGTCCGCTTTGAGCATCTTTGAAGATGTGTCAAGCCTTGCGATCGGAAGCTTATCAAGAAGACAGTTTTTATGTGTTACCGTCTGTCCCTTGCTGCTGCCGTCTCCCGAACCGTCATTTCCCGAAAAGCCATCATCATCAAGGGTGACAACAAGATCAAAATACAGTTCCTGCCCTGTTTCCTTGTAATATTTGTACATCATAAGGAACATGGAAGTGTTGAACAGGAACGTTGCCGAACCTGTTCCCTTTTCACCTGTTGTCTTGCTGACCTCTGTTGACTGTCCCAGAGGTGTGAACGATTCTTTTGTGTATTCCATATCTGTGTCCAGCTTTTCCACCTGGGCGAAACGGTAACGCTGCATAAGGTCGGAAGGTGTACCGTCCCTGTTCATCTTCATTCTGATAAAGCATTCGCCTAACGCACCGTTTATGGTGTCCCTGGCTCTTGCTGTAGGTCTTTTTGTCTGTGCCATTATTTATTACCTCCTTTATGCCACGGTAACGGTCATGTATAGTTTTTCCATTGCGTTTACAACGGTTATGTTTTCCTCTACCACAACGGAAACTGCATCATCACCTCGTGAGATCTTGATATCACCGTCGTTGAAGTCCTCGATCGCACGAAGCTCCAAAAGATCATTGTGCAGAGCGATAATATCACCTCTGAGGGATTCTCTGCCCGATACATCGTTGGGTACTTTACCGATATAGCTGCCGTTAAAGATAACAGCAGTATCGTTCGCTATCTGGTCTATTACTCTGATAGTCTGATTCTGCTTGAAAACACTTCCCTTTGTGTCGGTCGTAGTCACAAGGGAATTGATGTCTTTAAGCACTCTTATTGTCTCTCTGCCGTCCTCAGGTACTTTATGAAGGACAAATTCTCCCGAATTTATCGCAGTCTCAAGCTGTGACTGAGTGTAGTCTGCATTTACAGCAAACTCTCCGCTGTACTCTTTTGCTATAGCTGAAGCATTCACCGCTGTTCCTGCAATAACACCTGTCACCCAGTAAACAAGTTCATGACCTGCCGCTCCTGTATCGGTAACAACATTTTTGACGTTGACAACGCCCTCGTAGTCCGCAGCATAGCCCTGAACTGCCACCTGAAACTTTTTGCCCAGCTCGTCACGCAGTCTCTTGCAGTAGTTGCTGTAGAGTGCCTTGACCGTGCTTTCGCCCGAATTGCAGCCCAAAGCATTAAAGTTGTACGCTTCCAGCTTGTCAAGGAAGTTCTGATGCTGTGTGCCTGTGACTGTCACGTCTGTCCCGCCTGTAAGTGCCGTGCCTGCTGTGACTGCCAATGTTGCTGTAGATACAAAGTCCACCCAGTCATTTGAAACAAGTTCCGATGCAGCTGCGACACCTACCTGTGTGTCAACTGTTTCCGTACCGTACACTGTAGCAACATCGAATTTTTCATTATCATCTACATTGGCTGTGATGACAATCTTCAAGCTGTTGCCCTTTGTGCCTGCGTATTTAGCAGCAGCGTATGTGCAGGAAGCCTTTACACCGCCGCCGTCTAGTCTGTAGCAGTAGACTTTACGGGCATTTCGGAAAAGGTCACGCAAGCCCTTCATATCCTCTGCTGTATAGTCACTGCCGAAGATAGTCAGGCTTTTTTTCTGAAAATCCTCGTTTGTCACCTCAAAGATATCTCCCGAAACACCCCAGCCTGTCATAATGCCGATAGCCGCAGTGCCTCTGTCCGATAACGCCGCTGAAGAAGATGCAGCCGATACAAAATTTATGTATGTACCGGGCAGCACCTTGTTTTGAGCAGTAAAAGTTCCGCCGCCATATGCCATATTACTTCACCTGTCCTTTCATAAAGTCGTCAAGGAGCTTCTGCGCCTCCTCAACCGTGTATGTTCCTGTTTCATTGAGAACTGCGCTGAGTGCGTCCTTTCTGTCCTCAAATCTCTTGGCACTAAGGAGCTGTGCTTTTGAGAATTTAGTTACTGTCTTGGCAGGAGCTGCCGTGACCGTCTGCTTTTCATCTTTCATATAAACACCTCATTTCAATTCTTGTGTAAAACTGATCTTTTCCATTCGTGCTTTCGGCTCGGTATTCTTGTACACCATCATGCCATAATCAACATAGAAGTTCAGCACCCCGTCAATTATCTCGCCTCTTGTATCAGTGCCATGTACACAGCTGTCCTCAAAGGATATGGTATCAAGATTTAAGGATAGCCGTTCAAATACGTCTTCGCACTCGGAGCGATAATTTTCAGTATTCTGCGGCAGATACTGCACCACTATAGGTATTTCCTGATAATACTCGCTGCACATCCAACGGTTGAGCTTAGGCTGGGTACATATCACAAAAAAGCATGGAACTTGTGCGTTCTGTGCTGCTGCTTCTGTGTATATTGTGTATCCTTCCCCGAACTCACTGTAAATCGCCGCACATACGGCTTTGATGATGTCTTCGGTCATATAAATGCACCTCCGTTATACCCATTTATCGAATATTTCAAGTATGATCTCCTGATGCGTGTAGTACATCATAGGCTCGCCGCTTGACTTGTACGCCTGCGTTCTGTTGTTTTGTGTAACAACGACCTTTGAACCTTTGGGAATATTCACAGAAGGAGAGATGAATAGCTTTATTTTTTGCACGGGAACAGCTGCCGTTTCTGTAGACTGACTGTCATTTAAGTTATTGTTCTTAAAGGATATACGGCAGGGCTGCTGTGAATGAAGCACTCTCTCACCCTTTGCTGTTATGTGCGTTTCCGGATCTGTAACATTTTCGTAACATATCACATCGCACGTGCCGTCATAAGTGCCTTCTATCAGTTTTTTAGCAGTTTCCCATGCTGCCTGACCGCCTATCATATTACCACCTCAATTTCCGAAAACACGACAACTGACTTTTGCCCGAATCTTTCAGGGCAGCTATAACGCTGTCAAGCTGCCCCGAGGCTGTCTGTGATGTGTCAACAGCAAATTCGGTGGATGTGTCCCCTGCCTGTATGCGTTTGACAGCAGCTGACAGGTCAAGCCCTGCAATGCTTTCGGGAGAAAATGTCTTTTTCACTGCGAGAAACTCACTGCAAACCATATCTGCGGCAAAGGGCATAAGCCCATCGGGAACAGTGCCTTGGTTTATGTCGTTTTCTATGTAGGCTTCTACCTTCTGTACGCACAAACTAATAAGTGCATCATCGCTGTCGGTGATCGTGTATCCGAATGCTGTCAGTTCTTCTTCTGCCAATTCTTTTAAGCCCATAGTATCACCTCTCAGGTCACGCAGGTTATCCCCTTGAAATAATTCTTGCTATTGCAATAGCTTTGTGAGGGATCCATGTTGTACCGTCGTTGATGATCTCCCAGTTTTCACCGTTGGCAAGATCGGCGTTTGATGCGGAGGCTGTAACACTTGCAGGCTTTTCAAAGGAAATACCGTCAACACCGCAGATATATCTGTCACGGACATAAAGAGTGTCCTGACCGCCGTTTGTCTTGGGGTCTCTTGACATCTCATAGGGTACGCCGTCACCGATCTCATCAAGTACGATAGCACCGTCACCCAGTACATAAGTGGTATAGTTGGTAACAAATGTCTCGCCTTCGTAGTAGCTGCCAATGTCTCCTACTACAGGATTTTCAACAGCAGTGTATACATAGCTGCCTGCAGAGCCGCTTCTTGTGTAATAGGTCTTGCTGTCATCAATAGCAACATCACTTGTTTTAACATAAGTAACAGGTACTTCTTCTGTAGGCATTCCATCATCAATAAGCACTGTTCTGCCGTTCCATGTGGCAAGAGGAAGGTCACGCTGTACTCCGTCCTTATCGGTGTATTTGAGGTATTCCAGCAGCCGCAGGTTTTCAAGGTTGGTCGCAACCTCTGAGTGCATTATAACAAGCTTAAAGATGTTCTTGTTGTCACCGCAAGCCTTGGATATAGCGGAATTGAGGGTAGAAGCTCCCACCAGTTTACCTTCGTCTGTAGCAGCGCCTGTGATGTCATAGGTGTGCTTCGTGACAAACTCATTTGCCGCCTGTGCTCTTGCTGTGCCGCCGCTTGTACTCATAGCGTAAATGCCTTTGAGGATAGACAGCAGCATATTCTGCTTTACCTCAAGCTTATAGTCGCTTATCTGTCTGCCCACGTTGTCCATGAAGTCAACACCTGCTGTGATGTTTTTGGAGAAAGAGCGTTCTGTCCAGCTGTCCATTCTCGATGCAGTCACATAGCCCTGCTCATATGTAGTTGTATTTGTGGACTGGATATTTGTGCCGCCGTCATTGTTCTGGGAAGTGCTTCCTGAAATACGTCCGAAATAGGGTATCTTTGCGTAAAGAGAACCTGTCTGTGTGCTGAGGGCATTTCTTGCGCTCTCATTCGTTCCCACTGCACCCGACTTAGCAAGTTCTGCTTTCTTGGGGTTGGGGATAGCGTTCACATAAGCCCCGAACGCCTGGGGGTTGAATGCTTTTGAATCAAATTTTGGCATAAATGATCATTCCTTTCATTTTAATTGTTGTTTGCAAAGTGTTCACACCACTGTGCGTAGGTAGAAGGCTGTGCCATACCGCCTGTCTTACCCTCATCGCCCTTTGGCTCATAGCTTGTCATGCCTTTGGGTTCCGGTTTTGTCTCTTTGCTTTCAAAAAGATAAGGATCTGACTTCTGAACGGCTGACAGCGCTTCTTTCAGCCCAAATACAGTGCCGTCCTCCTGCAATTTGAAATTGCTTTCATCAAAAAGCGCACGAATAGCTTTGCTGTTCTTAGCGCCTGCCGATGCAAGTACACTTTCGATAATGCCGTCGGTCTTTAGCTTTACCATTTCCGCTTCGTGCGCCTTGGCTGCTTCTTTGTTGGCTGTCTGCAAGTCGGCTATCTGCTGTTTTAGTGCATCCACATCTGCATCAGATTTCTTTAGTGTTTCAAGCTGCTTGTCACGTTCCTTGACGGTATCTTCCAATGCTTTTTTAGCATTGTTCACCTCGTCAAAACGATGTTTAGGGATAAATGCGCCGTTTATCTCATCATCATGCAGCTTTACTACCTTTTCCGCCAGTTCCTCACTGATACCCAGTGCCGTGATCTCTTCTTTTTTCATAAAAATACCTCCGTTTTTTACATGGTTCGTGCCATGATTTTGGTTTTTCGTTCTCCGTTCTTTAACGTCTGCGGTTCTTTGGAAAGACGATATATAATAAAGCAACGGGCATTATTTACACATTGCTTTATCATCGTGGTTCATATTCTTCCGCAGGCTGCACACCCCAGTTGTAGCAGAAGCTGAAATGGAGCTTGCCATAGAAGCATTTCACATAGATCATGTTTCTGTCATCAACACGCTGTATCGGTGCTAAATATTTGATGTTTTCGCCCTCATAGAACTTGAACGGATCAAATTCTGTAGGCTTCAAGCCGTGCGACCATTTTAAGCCCTCAGCTTCACACTCTTTCAGGAAAGAAGCCATGTCGGCAATGCTGACACGGTAGCTGTGACGGCTTTCTAAAAAATCATTGGATAGCATTTTTACCTCCCGTTGTACATACATTCTCCGTTTTTCCATACGGCACAGTCTTTTTCACAGCATTCTGCCATATCCGACAATATGTTTTCTATTCTGGATACAACAACAAGCCGTCCATCTTCGTCGTATTCGTAGTGTTCTTGATTGACAGTCCGTGTTTTAGTGATGATGTATGGACATTTCATTTCATTCCCCTTGTGTACTATATTCGACCTCCGTACTGCCAAAGATCGTTTGAACCGTGAACTTCACATGAACACTGTCTTTTCCGTATTCAAAAGAAAAATTGCTTTCTCCCAGTATTCTTGTGTCTCCTGACAGTGCTTCACGGATAAGCCGGGGAAAAGATACTTCAATAAATTCCTTTGTTGTGCTTGGGTCAAGCAGTACAGAATGCAGTTCCGAGCCGTAAGTTTCATCATAGATGATACTCTTATACCTTGCCGTCCGCAGTGCTTTGTCTATAGCCTGTTTGACAGCCTCTAAACCGTCCGCATAGCCCCTCACACGCTTGCCGTCTAAGTCTAAACGGTAAGTTTTAGAGGGCTGTTCCTCACCCTCTGTCAGGTTGTCAAAGGGTAATTCTGTATCAAGTGCCATTATTTGCCCTCCTCCTATCGCTTGTCCAAAACATAATATTTCTTTCCGCCCCTGTAAGCCAGCATAAGTACCTCGCTCCCGACCTTGATACTTTCGTTTGCGATCATAGCCGATATTGACGCTCCGTAAAGGGGGGTGATCTCCAGCTTATCATCACCCATTGCTCTGACCGTCAGAGGATATGATTTAATCACCTTACCGACAATAACATCGTCCTGATTTGGAAAAAGCGATTGTATGATCTGTTTCAAGCTGTTTTCATTCATTTCTTATCAACTCCGTTGTTTTTATTCAGCTTCAGCGTCATGGTGTGAACATCGCCGTTCCAAGTGTGAGTATCTTCATCTACCCAATAAGTGCGTGCAATGCCTAAATGGTCTATCTTCACCCATACTCCTACGCCCGATATAACATCACTTATACCTAAAGCGGTAACGCTTAATGTTTCCTCGGGAGTGCTTTTTTCTTTGAGATGTTCTTTTATCTGTGCTTTAAGCTGTGCATCGGTCAGATCATCGTCCTTGCTTTCAATGTCTTGGAAGATGCCTATTTTCTTTTCCAGCTCCGTATTCTTTTCCACCGCATACACAGTATCTTCTTTAGTCAGCACCTTGATACGGGTGTTTATCTTTTCGATAGAGTTTTTCAGACTGTAAGACGTGATATTTCCGCCTGTTTCAAGCACATATTGCAGAATATTTTCGGTACGTTTACGCAAATATAAAAGCCCCTTTTCGGAGCTTATGTAGTATTTATTTCCTGTTGCCTTAAAGTCCTGTGAGATCGCATCTAAAAGGGTATCCCATGCCGTGCTTGATTTCTTTACAAGCTCGGGTATTTTGTAGGAAGTACTTGCTGCCGACCCTGTCTTCACGCCGAAGCGCTTGCACACATCAACAAAAACATCATGCACGGTTTTATTATTAAACACAAAGGTATCTTTGTTGTTGGAAAGATATATCCCATTGTCGTAAGCTGTGACGGTTTCTTTTCTGCTGTCCGTCCTTTGGCTTGCCATGATAAGTCCCCGAAACAGTTCCGAGCCATCTTCATAAAAGACTAAGCTGTCCCCACGGGTAACATCGACCCCCGAGGAAGCCTTGTCCGTGTCTGCGAGCGTTACAGACAAGCTCCTCGCCGCCGAACCTTTTCTCCCTTTCCATGTAACAGATTCAATAAGATCGGATATGTCATAAGACTTGCTGCTTTTGTTCAGTATCAGTGTGAGCATCTGCTCACCTCCTCAAAATGGCATGAAAAAAGCGCACCCGAAGGTACGCTTTAAAAAGTTTATAAAAATAGGGCACCGCCGCAGCGCCACCCTTACAAAGCCATATGGCTTTATGCATTCGTATTAAGCACAAATAAACTCGACTTCTCCTGTTTCAGCCAAGTCATTAATAGACCTGCCGCTATAGAATTTATCAGTCATTACATCATCAACATTGCTGTACTTCTTGGTTTTATCACCATAAGTCGCTTCAAATGTCGGTACATAGTCTTTGACGGTTGATGTAATAATCACATCTTTGCCACCATATGTAAAAAGTAAGTCGTTGCAGCACTCTGATATTGTTTGCTTTATCTCATTTATTTTCATAGTATATCGCCATTCTCTCTGCGTTCATCTTCGGTCAGTTCTCTTGTTGTTTTGTTTTTTAGTTTTTCTTCATTATCCCATTCGTAATCATGGGCGTGCTCTCCATGTTCGCCGTATTTATGTTGATTTGGCTGTTTATGGTCTGTCGTGTGTATATCCTTTGATTTTAATGCATCATCTCCGTAGAAAGAACGCTTATCCACTATGCCGTCATTAGTAACATGATCGGCAACAGTATTAGGCTTATACTTCTTTGGAGTACCGCTGTGACCACTAAACACTTTATCTACTTTAATTATACCACTTTCAACGGATTTGTCAATAGTTTCGGCAGATTTTTTATCCATATACGCCACAAAATCGGGGTCTAATATATCACGTTCGCCCTTGTCATAAGCGGCGAAACTTTCAGCGATATATTCACCCTTGGAAGCGTTTGCATATCCCGATATCTTCGGAGCGTATTTGCTCATGTTCTTGCCCATAGAGTTGTTAAGCTCTGTCGGAAGTTCCTGCCACTGAACGTGATGTCCCACTTCATGTCTGACATGATCTCCGACGCTGCCGTTACCTATAAGTGAACGCCCCGCATTCTTGTATGTAAGTGCAAGCTCTTTTTGAGCACCTTTCAGAGCGTCGATGTTGGTGATAACGTATGTGTATGCTTCCTCTGACTTCTGATTGTACTTTTCAAGTGCTTTCGCATCTTTGAGTATGTCCTTGTTTATGTATATCCCTTTTTCCGTAGGACTGTAAGACATTATCGCGTCGGAGCCGTCCTTGAATGCCTTCTTACCCTGTGCGGAAGTCGGGGAGATAACCTTTATTCCGTTTATCTTGGGAATATCATATTTAGCGTAAATCTCCTCCAGAGCACCGTTTATTTCGTTAGCGTGTTCAACCGATATGCCTTTATAAACAGCTTGATTTTTGAAGGTGGGACTGAAACCGTCGGAAATAAACTTTTTAGCGTATTCCTGCGCTTCTTCAACGGTGTTGCCCTTGAAGTATGTGATCTTCGGCTCTGTCTTCGCCTTGCTTTCCGTTTTGGGCGCAGGAGCCGAGGCTTTTGGAGCACTCTTTGCCTGCCAGTCCTTGTAACTCATTTCCTTATCCACAAAGACTTTCTTCCACTCCGAATACCTCATATCCCCGTCCACATAATAAGTCTTGCCGTCTCCATTCCTTGCCGCCCTTGACCCTGTTATGTCATAGTCCTTGTCAAAGGCAGGCACGGTCGTCGAACGGCAAAAGCAATGGAACGGCGGAGCTGTCACACCAGCCTGATAGTCTTTCATATCAAACACCTTGCCGTCCATGCTTTGACAAATATCCGAAGTCCTGTTATCGAGAGTAGCCAGTATCTCATATTTCTCAACGTCCAGTTCTTTGTAACAGTCACTTGTTGCCAAAGAGGAGAAGTAAGCCTCCTCGGTCATGACCAAACGCCCTGCGTTATACTTTGATGTTTTCATCTTGGCAGCTATTGCGTCGATCGCTTTTCGAGGGTCTGCGCCTGTCAGCACATTTTGGGATATTATCTGATGCACAGTATTTATAAGCTGTGTTTTGTTTTTCCATATCCTTTCCGAGAAGTTGTAGCCGTCCGCCGCCCAGGGCTTTGACAGCACTTTGTGAACGTAATTATCATCTATCTTTGCCACATCAAAGCCCACAGAAAAGCCCTTCTGCAGCTCATACATAGTCCTGTAATAGCCTTCCTTGTACACATCGGAGAGAGCATCGGTCATTATGCTTTCTTCCTTGTGGAACAGCTTCTGTAAGCTATGTTCAAGATTGATTTTCAACCCTTCAAGACGTGATATGTGGAATTTAGCCGAAGCGTTCTCCAGTTCCTTCACCCACGCCTTATTCATGGCATTTTCTTTAGCGTACTTGATATAGTCACCCACGTCCCAATGAAATTCTTTCAGCTCTTTTCCTCTCAGCCGTTTTTTAGCCTCAGCCATAGAAATATCATTATTCTTAGCCAGCCGCTCATACCACGCTGTTATTTGTCCCTCGATAGTGTGCAGTATATCTCTGTAAATACGCTCTATCTCGGCTTTGGCGTTCTCACCTATAGCGTTCTGCGCTGCTTCCAGCTGCGTGAAACGCTGTTTCCAGTATTCACTATTGGGCATTGACATAGCGTTTCACACTCCTTTCAGCTTATTGTCACATCTTGTTTCTCACCATTTTGATTTTTTCTATGGTGATCTCGTCGGTATCCGAGCCAATATCAAGTTTATAACAATAATTGGCTGCCTTTCGTCTCTGTGGATACGGAAGTTTATTTATATCGTCTGCCAGTTTATCTAATTCAGAGCATACAGCGATAGACCTTACCAAAGATTCAGCTTCTTTTTTGCCTATATCGTCCCAGTTCATATCTTTCGGGAAAAGAAGTATTCCGCTTTTAGTTTCTGTAAACATATCAATCAAAACTAAATGTCTGCGGCATTATTGCCTTCTGCACACCGTACCTCATAGCGTCCATACCGTGGGAGAACTCGTGATCGGGCTTGTCAGTCGGCTTGCCGTCTCTGTCTTTCGCCCAACAGTAATTGCTTATTTCTTTTGTAAAGTCCACACACCGAGAGTGGACTATAATTTTATAATTCTGTATCAACTGAATGCCGTGGGTCACACTGTCTCTGCCCTTGCGTGACGGCTCTGTGCGAATGCCCTCGTCCCGAAGCTCCGCTATAGACTTAGGCTCTGCACAGTCGCATATAATGCGCTCCGAGCCATAGCCTTTACGTTTTATCTCCTCGGCTATCTGCTTGTTGGTGATGCCTGTCTTGTAAAATTCATCGAAAATATAGATGATCTTGTTTTTGTTGTCAATAAGCATAGCCACAAAAGCGTTAGGGTCTGTGTAGCCGAAGTCAAGCCCATAAGCAGGCTTCAAACCGCTTTGTCTCAAAGCATCAACATCATAATCCGTTATTTCAACATTCTCATAGATAAGACCTTCTGCAATGCCCCACTCTCCGTCACCCTCAATTCGGTAACGGCGTGGGTTGTTCAGCCTCATTTCCTCAAACAGCTTCCTGTCATCATCACCCAGCCACTCATTACACCGCCATGTGGTAGTCAATGCGAGTATGTCGTCTGAAGGCTTATCAAAGAAGCGTTTTTTCAGCCATGAATTGGCTGACCATGGGTTAAAGGTCAGCGTTATCTGTTTGAAATATCCTTCGGGCAGTTCACCACGAATAGACATATCCAATTTATTGAAATCGTCTTCACGTATTTCATAGGCTTCATCTATCCAAACGAAGTTTAAAACTCCGTGATCTACGGATATAGAGGTTATCTTCATGCCGTCATCAAGCCCTCTGAAAAGTATCTTCTGTCCTGTAGGCTTGTAAGTTGCCTGCATAGGCGACACGGAGAACTCCCACCATGCGTCCAGCTGTAATTTATGCACCGCCCATTTCAGGTCGGAGAACATACTGTCCCTGAGCGTGTTGCCGTAACGCCTTACGCAAAGAGCGTTTGACAGCGGATACTTCACTATCCTTGATATCATATTAAGCGCTGCCGTCTTAGACTTTTTCGACCCACGGGAGCCTTTAACTACACGGTAACGCTGCCTACACTTCCAGAAATCAGCGTACCCTTTGCCGATGAGCTTCTGCACGGATAATTTTCTTATTCCCATAGCCTACTCCTCGACATCATCGCAAATGACAACAGGCACAATGCCATTCAAGTCAACATTCTCCTTAAACAGCCCGTACCTCTTACCGATAAGCTCGGCGGCTTTGAGCCTGTCTTTTTCCGAAACGGCGATATTGTCTATCTTCTGCGTACCCTCTCCCACGAGCCGGAGCACCTGTTCGGTATGCTCGCCCCTCATCACAGAGGTGAGGTACTCCATGACCTCCTTTGCATCGGCGGTCTTTTCGCTTCTGATCTGTTCAAGACGCTCCTCGATATACTGTTTGATGTCAAGTTTTGACAAGTTTTCAGCCGCTATCCTGTTAGCCGTCTTTTCCGAATATCCTGCCCTTATAGCTGCCTGTGTTCCGTTGCAGTCGATGATGTATTCATCGCAAAAACGCTTTTGCTTTTCGGTCATGGTATCACCTCATTTCATTTTTTGATAAAAGAAAAACGCCGCCATTATTATGGCGACGCCTTTTGATAAAGGAGTACAATGATGAAATCTAACATAAGGAGGATAACCTATATTTCTTTCATTCCCATGATACCATAATATCACTTTTTAATGGGTCATTCAAGGTCAAAAGGTGTCAATTTTTATTTCGGTCATACCTTTTTTGTACCTTCGCTTTACAGTCTCAACGCTATAACTCATTTTTTCAGCGATCTTTTCAAGAGATGGCATAAAATCAAGATAGCGATATATCAGCACAGCTTCAAGCTCCGGATCATCAAGCGTATGTATCGCTGTTTCTATCTCGTGCCGTATATCAAGATACTCTTTGAGATAGCTGCTATACTCCTCATCACTGCCCAACAGCTTAAATAAAGCTTCTTCTGCGCTATTTGAACGGCTGTCCGACTTGCCTTTATCGTTACACCCTATAGCCGTTGTAATGCGCTGTGCTCGCTGTCTGTCACATTCTCGCTTGTGCAATAGAGCGTTTAGTTTCTTTTCAGCGTAAAAAGCACGGTTCAGCCATTCACGCTTTGTTTCTTGCTCTGCTGTCATACTTCTTCTCCTCTCGCTAACTGTTCCATGTCATATAGCGTATATCCACGATTCCAAAAATACCGCAGTGTCTTCTCGCTCCTATTGCCTTTTCTTAGCATCTCTACCATGCAGTCGAAATGGACGCGCATATTTTTTGCTGGCATTCCTTTGCCGCATATCGGGCAAAGATGATGCTTTAAGTTCCACTTTTTTGTTTCTTCTGATTTTAACTTGACGATCCTGGCTGAGTACTCTTTTTGCTTTCGCCGCATTCCGACTTTAGCGCAACTCTTGCAGCAGTACTTCATGTATGGATATAGCGGTTTGAACCACTTTCCACACTCTAGACACGGCTTTTCTTTGAAGTTTCGTTCAGTGACCGGTATCAGACACGCTCCTGCTAGCTTTTCATTCGCTTGCTTTAATTTTTCCTTGTCCATGCTTATTACACCTCTCTCATCCCAAATATTGTGTTTTTCTTATGGGCTTCTAAAATCTCCTGAGCTGTTTCGATATCTATATCACTTCTCAATACAGCCGAACACTTATTTTTCCCTCCACCTCGTTAACAAACAGCTGTTTATCGGTTATTTTCCTCAGTGCGACAGCTCTCTTGTGTATGTCTATCTCGTGTTCGGTCATTCTGCATTTTCTTTTAGCCATCATTGGTTTCCTTTCCGTTTCTACTTTCCGAAAAGCGCCCGAATTGTCCGAGCTGCCTTTGCAGTTCTTCTGCTTTAGCGCTGCTTACCGGAGCATCGTGCTTTTCTTTTTCACGCCTTTGAGTTCTGCGTTCTCTCATAAAGTCGATAGGTTTTGGAAGAAGCTGGTCCTTTTCAAGTCCTATCTCTTCAAGCTCACGTTCAGCCATAATGTCAAACACGCCGTCAAGCTCGTACTGTCTGAACTCTTTTTGTACAGCGTTGTTCAGTTCGATGAACTTTTCCATTCGCTTCTTTTTCCAGCCTGTAAGCCTTGCAAGAGCTATTATCATAAGCATTCCGTTGGAGTTTATGCAGTTTGAAACGTCTTCCCAAACGTCCCTGCAAAGCTCCTCCTGCATCTTTCGATTTATCGGTATATGTGACTTCATTTTTCTTTCCTTTCATCTCTGTTTAGTTTCATGCCTTGCTCATGCTGTCACTCCTTATCCATTTTTGCTCCGCAATTGGGGCAATATCTATAACGGAAAGGAAACCAATGATGGCTAACTGCATCATTTTTCTTGACTTGTCACCCTGCCTGTATTTTTCAAGCACGCACTCAAAATGCCATTTTCGATTGCCGTTGCCTTGTCCTAAAGGCTTACCGCAGATCTCGCAAAAACGATGTGTCTTGTTGTATTCAGCTATCTTTCTTTTAGCTCTGAGGGCAGCCATTTTCACCTGTTCTTTCTGCTTTTGCTTGTGATACTGCTCCATACATTCGGGGCAGCAAGTCTTTTCGGCCGGATATTTCGGCTTGAACATAGTGCCGCATGCGGCACATTCTTTAGGTCTGTAATTGCGCTCGGTATGCTTTAGCAGGCAAGCTCCGACGGGTTTTCGTTCGGTCATAAACGCTCGCCCCTTCCTATATGCCTAACTGTTCGCAAGCCATTTTAAAACCCATCTGCCACAGATGTACGCGACCGCTTACTCGCCTTCCGATATGGGATTCGTAAACCCACATCATATCCGAATACCCGAAATCTCTAAGAATATCGATCAATCTCTCACTCGGCATAAAATGATTGTAATTCACGCAATCCGCAACCTCATCTTCGAGATCGTCAAAATCGTAAATATCGCCTAAATCATCATAATTGATAAGATTAGCATTTTCGATAATTTCGTCAGCTTCAAATGTCGCCTTTAAGTCCTCCATAACCGATTCGTCGCTGTAATTGTAAAGATCGGAAGCACACTGTATCTTTTTTATGTAGTATCCTATGTCAGTTATATAAGACTTAACGTCTGACGGCTTTAACTCATTGTACCAGAGAGCTATTGACTCACCCAGATCGCCGCTCACGATAAACGCTCCACGCTTTTTATCTATAACGAAATTGATGTAGTATTCACTTCCTCCGTTTTCTCTCCGCCAGTCAATGGCAAGATAACGGTCTGTATCCGTAACTATTGTTGCCTTGTGGGTGCTAAATCGTCTTTTTGCGTTGCGTTCCGCATTCTCACGTATTTCTTTATCTGTCATATTTTTACTCCTTAAATTTTTTGCTCTGCCTTTTGGCAAAATTTTCATCATTGGTATACAGTCCCACCAGCTCGCAGGCATGAGCTGCTATCTCAAAAATATCTTTCGCCTTTTCTATGCTGTCTATCAGATCATGCCCTTTCTTGATATTATCCTGATACGCCTTATACACATTGAGATATTCGTTATGTGCATTTTCGTACTTCTCGCACTCTGCTACTATCTGCACCTTACGTTTTATAGCATCATCTTTACTGATAATACCTTTTCGTGCGCTGTTATACAGTTCCGTGAGGAGCAGGAGCAATAGTTGTTCAGCGGCGTTCAGACCCTTTGCAGATTTCTTTCCCCATGCGAGCTTTGATATTTCTTCAACTCTCATCGTCAAGATACCTCACTAACAATTCAAATGCCTCTTTCGGGTCCCGATACACCTTGCACAGATACCCCTGCTCGGTAAGATGCTCCAACCACCACTTCTGACTTTTGGACAGCCGTCCCTTCTCGGATTTCAGTTCCATGTACAAACCGTGATATCCCTTTCGTGCCACAGGCAGGTGGAGGTCGGGGATCCCCGACTTCACACCCATACGCTTAAAGTGTACTCCCTGATACACGGAGCATTTACGCTCGTTTGCCGTGTGGTACAGCAGCGCCAGCTCGGGGTATTTTTCCCGAACGGCAGGCACCTGCGTCCATTTGATGATCTGCATTTGTATTCTGTCTTCTGCGGTCATGGCGTTACTCCTCCAAATCCATTCTCGCCCCACAGTTCGGGCAGTACTTTGTCATTATTCCACTCGGCGGTTCTTCTTTGCAGCGCGAACAGTACGGATAATATCCATCGGGATTGATATTCCATTTAGCGTGCTTTTCTTCTTTCTTTTCTTCTTTTCCGAAGAAGTTACATATATCAACGTCTAACACATTAGCGATTCTTTCTAAAATTGAAACAGATACCTGCCTTCGACCTTCTTCGTATCTTGCAATACTATTTGCGGCAACTCCAATTTTATAGGAAAGGTCTTTTTGTGTCATATGTTTTGACTTTCTTATAGCTTTAATTCTTTCGCCAACTGTCATATTCAATCCTCCTCAATTCTTTATCCTGTTGATTATCATTGATGCCTGCATCTTCGTCAAGGTATCAAAATTGATATATTCAAGGTCCTTTTTGCACCTACGCTTAATAAGCCTTGTCTGCGCTTCCGTTGCAGGGCACTTCCCCCACGCCTTTACTTTTTCCAAATCCCAGATATAGCGGTCGTTCTCATACTTATCACACAGCAGGGAATAGGTCATGTCAATAGCTTCCTGCATAGGCATTTCAGCGCCATTCTTTGCCACCGTATTGCCCAGCTCGTCGGGAGCAGGAATGATAAAATCTCTTGTGGGGATGTGGAGCTTTAAGTCACCGTTAGGCATCTGAAAGAAATTGATATTATGCAGCTCATATTCCTGTTTCTGTGCCCATAAGTCTACAGTCTCCACATTCCTTATCCACGACTGCGGATTATCGGCAAGCCTCTCGATCAGTTCAGGCAGTTCAAAGAGATCCCCCTCGACTTCCTTTTGCTTTCCCTTTGGTATCTCCTCTAGATCTATTCCCAAAAGCGAAGGAGCCGTACACAACGACCGCCGTCCTGTGATGCCTACACAGTCTATCAGTGTAAGCTTGTTCTTGTCGGGGTGCAGCCTTAGCCCTCTGCCCACCATCTGAGCATAAAGGCTGTCAGACTGGGTAGGGCGGGCAATTATAATGGTCTCTACAAGGGGTATGTCAGTACCCTCAGTAAAGATCATGCAGTTAACTAAGCAAGGTATTTCACGCCGTGTAAACGCCTGAATTATCTCGTTCCTGCCCTTGGTTTCGGCGGATACCACCACAGCACCGTCTATCTTATCCGCTATCTTGTGAGCGTGTTCCACCGAGGATGCAAATATAAGCGTTGCACCTTTAGCCAGTGTCCTGTACGCTTCTGCAATAGCGTCCTCTGTACCGTCCATAGCATCAGAAAGCTCTCCGGGAGCGTAATCACCGCCCCTTGTATGCACATCTCGCAGGTCAAAGCCTATATCCACACGCTTGCAGTCAATATCACATAGGTACTTGTTTTTGATACCCCATTTGAGATCACGCTTGAAGACGATCTCATCAAACACATCGTTGAGCCTTGCCTTATCGCTCCTGTTGGGCGTTGCAGTAAAGCCTATAAGCTGATACGGCTCGAAGTATTCGAGTATCTTGCGGTATGTTTTGGCAGCTGCATGATGTGCTTCATCGACTATGATCGTCCCGAAGTCGTCCGGCTCGAATCTGTTAAGGCGGTGTACTATGCTTTGTACGCTTGCAGAAACAACTTCCTCTCCGTGAGACTTGTCCGCTGCCATTTCTACGCCTGTAGAGCAATCAAAATACTTAAGTGGCTGTCTTACCAGTTCTTCTCGGTGAGACAGTATCAGCATACGGCCATGCCGTTTAAGGTTTGCAAATGTCACGGTCTTGCCCAACCCCGTAGCCATTTGCACCAGATACCGCCCACCACCTTTTTCGTAAAGAGTGTCTATGCACTCCTGTTGGTAGTCTCGTAGTTTAATGTTCATTCTTTCTCCTTTTTTTGTCGGACACGTCGGATTTTGTCGGATTACCGTCCGACAAGTTTAAAACGCGTATTTGCGTTGTTTGCTGATACTTTGTCGGACTGTCGGACTTTTACGCGCATTATCCCTATAGGAGACACACACCCTAAATAATATCCGTATGTGTGTGTCTCTCCCTATATATGTTATATATACGGGGGAAAAGTCCGACAATTTTTTTATCCTCTCAAACAGCATAATTACGGCACTTTTGAGGGTTTTTTCTGTCGGACTGCCGTCCGACAAAATGCTATATGAGATCCTCAAACCCTTCGTATTCTTCCTCGGTATCATCATTGAGTTTCATTGCAACGCACTGAGCCGGAGCACCTTTGCCAAGTCTCACACGCTTGGTCAGCCCTCTTTTGCCCTTTTCCAAAAGACCGTTCGAGTTGAGCCATGACAGCAGCGCCTTATCCTCGTATCCCGCATCGGATACGGCTTTTCTGAATATACTGCTGTTGATAAATACCGTATTTCCGCTGATCTCGCCGAAAACTTCGCCGTTTACTATGTTGTATGTGCCGTGTTCGTCCCTTACAAGAAAGCTGTTATAATGCGATGATACCCAGTCGCACATATACTCATAGCCTCTTTGTCCTACCGATACGGAAGCCTTTGTCTTCAGAAACTCAGCCATTTCCCGAATAGTCAGACTTTTGCCTGTTTTCAGGATAAACTTGTCTGCGTACTTATCCGCTGTGATTATCATTGCCGCAGCCATAGCTTGTTTTTCCGTTGTCTCGCCTTTGCAAAGCTCCGCAAAAGTAGCATCATATTCATGCTTGATCTCCTCGATCACGTCGTCGGTAAGAGCTTCTATAAACATTTCGCCCGCTTGTCCGTAGTCGGCTTTGAGTGCTCTTGCCATTTCGATACCGTCCTTTATCACCTTGTCATCGGGTCGGCATTCGATGTCTATAACACGGTTTATAGCACCTGCGCCTGCACTTTCACGCACTATAGGACCTTCGCCCGTAGTCAATATTGACAAGCTCCATTTCGGTGTTTTATCAAGTCCGCCCGATTTTGTTCCTCTTGTTCTGCCTGCACCCTGAGCAAGCTGATAAACATCAAATTTACTTCGTCCGTGACTATCTTTAGAAAGTTGAAGTTCATCTATACACATGGGAATATTGTTTAAGAACGCCGCTGTTCGCTCATGTCCCACTTGGGTCGCATTGAATGTCTGTACATAACTGCCGCCGATCTCGGGGTAGCCCCACACGGAAGCCGCCAGCATCAGAGCGACAGACTTACCCGTACCCGAAGAACCGCCCCACAGGTGAACGAAGAAACAGAGCCCGCCTATTTTATTTATGAGTACACTTGCAAAGCTTGCTGCAAGCATTATCTGTGCTGTGAGGCTGTCAGCGCGGCATCTGAGGGCAGTTTCTTTCCATGCTTCAAACGTTCCCTTGTGCTTTGATATGGCATCGTAGATATCAGCATAGTTGCTCTCTCCGTCGAATGTTAGATCATCAACATAAGGTGAGAATTGACCGGTCTTTATATATCCCAGTCTTGAAACGCTCTTCACTTCGGGTATTCGGTCGTAATTCATAGCTTCTATTTCGCACAGATACTTTGATAGATTTGAGGAAGTATCCGATGTGACCGAAACTCCCTGTGATGATAGTTTTATCACCTTTGAGCGGTCAAAAAGTTCGTTTTTCCCCGCAATAAGTGTTCTCCACCTGTCACCTGTGCAGTAAGCAACTTTAAGTTTCTCCTCATTTGTGTCGATATTCACAAGTCTTTCTATCGGCAGAATCGGGTGAAGGCATACTGCTTCGTCACCAAAAGCACCGCTTTTTCTCACACCGCTTTCATCGCACAGCCATGAGCCTGCTTCAAGCTCTATCGGCTGATTAGGGAAGCAGGTGGGATTTAGAGTATAGGACGTGCTTGGATTTACCTGACGTAAGCTTTCCACAAAGGCGTTATAGGTCTTTTTGAAGCTCTTGTATCCGACTTTTGCCGCCATAGCTGCCATGCGTTCGAGTGCTCTTTGCTGTAGAAAAGAGTTTTCCTGTTCAAATACATCCCTGTACGGATCCTCACTGTTTTGAAAATCCTCCAAACTGTAATTGTACATCAAAGCAAGCCCTGTGCGCTGAAAATCCCTGTCACAGTCAAGGGTATTTCGTGCGATAGCAAAGCCCTCGTTGAAATTGTTAAATTCCCCGGCAGCATAGGCAGCCTGACGGAGCTCTGATAGCTTAGCCGACAGATCGGATTGTCCCGAATTGTTGTAGGCTATATGATGCACCGCCTGCATTATTGCGTATTTATCTGAATAGTTTATATTCTCCATAGTCTACCCTCAGAATGGCACATCGCCGTCATTAAGTATCTCCTCAAAGTTGCTCAGATCGTCAAGAGGTACATCTTCGTTATCTATCACAGGGTGGTTTGTGTTTTGATTGTTGCTGCCGCCGCTATTTTTACTTTCTCCGAAAGAAATATTGTCCGCATAAACGTCCATTCCGTAATGTTTAACGCCGTCCTTCTCATAGTTGTTGTTGCGGAGACTTCCTTCGACGATTATCATTTTACCTTTGGAGAAATACTTAGCAACAAATTCCGCTGTTTTTCTCCATGCAACGACTGTTATAAAATCAGCCTGTGTTTCGTTCGTGTCCTTAGATTTATAGTTCCTGTTGATTGCTACATTAAAGCGGCAATTTGCTATTCCCGAGGCTGTTTGCCTGAGCTCGGGGTCGGCAGTGAGCCGACCCATCAATATAACCTTGTTAAGCATTTCCTAACTCCTTTATTTTCTTATCTCTACATTCTTTGCATCTTGCCTTACCGTCCGTTATGCCCTGCTGTGCCGCAAATTTTATGGACATTTCATAGGCATTCCCTGCGGTATACTTACGTCCCTTGCTTTCAAACGGTTCAAAGGGCTTTCCGCAGTCGCAGCACTTATATTCCTTCGGCGGTTCTTCGGGCAAGTCTTCGCCTGCGTAGATATAGAGCCCCAGCCCGAACATAGCGAGATTTTTTGTAAGGCATCGCATTATAGTCTTGTTTATCTCGAACATGGACGCCTGTTTGAGAGCCTTGTTTCTGCTGTCCATAACGGGCAGCCACATTTCGTGTGTCACACCACCTGCTGTAACGCTGGTATACACCATGTAGCCCGTTGCAGGGTCGTAAACATAGGGGATACCGTCAAACTTCTTGACCTCGTATACGCCGTCCGGACAAATTTTCTTAAATTCAGCCCATGCCCATGCCCATGAAAGGTAAGTCAGATTGCCTTTTTTCTCGGTTTTATCGTTTACATCAATAGCGTAGAGCTTTTCAAAAATTGTATTTTTTTCAGCCATATCACACCTCACTTCACCGTCAGCGACACCGAGCTTTCAAGCTTCACACCCTCGAAGCTTTCACCGCTCTGTATCAGTTTTTTTACGTCTGTTTTTCTTATTTCGGGCTTAGCGTATCTAAGCAGGTCATCTCTGCCATTTGTTTGCAGCATATCAATAAACTTGTCCTCGTTCTCGATCTTTACGGACGGCGGATTTTTCTTTACCGTCACACACGCCCTCGGGCGGTCTATCTTATTGATGCCCACAAGTTTCATATTATCGAGTATGTACTTTTTCAGTGCCTCGGCTTTTCGCTCATTCGCCTTAGCACGCTCGGAGAGCCTCTTTGCTTCTGCTTTCTGCTCTTTGGCAAGGAGTGTCAGAGATTTAATAAACACGGCTGTGTTTTCGACCTTGACCTCAAGATCGGCTTCGAGCATTTCAAGAGTGTCAAACCATGCGTCAAGCCACTCAGCCTTGACCGCTTCCGGATCTATCACCATACCGTCATCGTCAACGAAGTGTCCGTTTTCGTCCTTTTCAAACTCATAGTCGTTTATGCTGTCGAACCTGTCAAACAGCTCTGCATAGTCCTGCGATAATTCAAATAATCTTTGCATTTTTTACTCCTCATATTCTTCGATGTTTTCCATAAATACTTTTGCCTTGGCGATAAAGCGGTTGATGTTTCTCAATTGCAATTCTTTTCCGCATATGTGGAAAAGGAATGTTTCTATCTCGTCAAAAATACCATCAAGCATTTTGATATACACATCCGCTTGCTGTTTAACACCACCTGTGCCGTTATCGGCAGCAGCATTTTTTATTTTTTCCTCATACTCTGATTTGAGCTTGTCCAACTCTTCAGCGTGTTCGACATTAAGTTTTTGCATTTGTCTGACACTTTCGTCCTGCATGTCGGCGTACTTTGTACTCCATTCCAGATCCATCTTGTCCATAGCCTTACGCATATTTTCAACTTCCCGGCTGTCCGTTTCAGAGTAAGTCACATCTATAGGGCGGCTTTCAAGCTCGTCTACCTGTGCGATAAGCTCGCTTATCCTGTCGGACATTTTGTTATTTTCATCGCACAGCTCTACACGATATTTTTCCGATTTTTCATACTTTTCCAATGTTTCATCAAGTTTAAGAGCTATATCGGTCCGTTCCCTTATACTCTCGTCACGCTCAGCAGTAAGCTCTTTTATCTGTGCTTTCAGTTCTCTCACCGAGGTGCTTTCAATATCGTTATTCTCGATAATTTCGGTGCGCTGATATTCGGTAAGGTCGGCGAGAAGGGATAACTTTGTAACGCCAAAATGTGAAATCGATTTCACATTTTCAATATTCGCAACGGCAACGTACTTGTATGCCATTCGCCTGCCGATGCCGACTTCCTGCTCGCAGTACGCCTCAAAGGAATTATACCCTAATTCTTTGTACAGCTTGGTGATATTCATTTCCCGTAATCCCTTGCACACCTCATAAAGAGACATTTGAGCGGACTGAGCGTTGGTTTTGATATTAATGTTAATCCTTACAGCTTCGGCGTAATCATCTGATAAAACAGTGTCCTCGCTTACCGCCGGAACATTGCTGTCTGTTTTTTCATGCACCCACCTATGTATTGCCTTAGCTGCCTTGTTCCATGTCATTTCATACTTGATGTTCAGATCGGTTATATTCACAGTCACACCTTTAGTGTCGCACTGTATGATAGCTTCGCCGTAAGAACCACCGTGAAAACTCCTGCTGTGATTTTTCTTCAGTATCTCGCCCAGATCACCGTAAGAAGTAGTCATAGCACGTTCTTTTTCCTCGGCAGTGATATAGCTTAGCAGAGCTGTTTTTATTATAGGTTCATGGTCTATATGCAAATGTCCATTATTTATTCCTCCCCACTGTTCAGCCATAGCTTCTGCTATGCCTTCAAATGTTTTGCTTCTATGTTTTGCACTTTTCTCTTTGCCGACAACTTCACCGCTTAACGCTTGCTTTTTCCATATTTCAGAATTACCACACACCCAACCGCCTTTAGGTTCTACAATGTTTGTAGATTTAAGCTTTGGCAGTCCTTTAATCCATAAATATGTTTTCTTAGTGTATGGATGTCCGTATTCATAAGGCTGTATAGCTTGTGTATGTTTAGGCAGCCTGTATATACGGCTTGGGACAGGATTTTCAATACATATCTTCTCACATTTAGCATTGTAGAACCTCAAGAAAAAATCTTTTGCGTCAAGTCCTTTGTTGAGCCTTTCGGCATCGATCAACCCCTTGTGTGGATATAGTCGGCAAGCACCGGCATTGGAAAGATATGTACAAGGTGGATGAGCAATTATCAAATCCCATTCTCCGTATACAGCGTGTTTTTCGCCGTCCATTGTTGTGAACACACAATCGCCGTTTATAATTGGCAGCGCATCACCCAGTATATGCCATTCAGGGTGACCGCCTGAAGGTTCTTGAATATCCACTGAATATGCTTCGTGTCCACGCTTGCGGAAAGCTATGCACACGCGCTGGCTTTCTTCACAAGCTATAAGTACTTTCATTTGACTTTTCACTCTTTTCTGTTATAATAATGTTGTTGTTTTTTCAAGATCGCCCATTGGCTTTAAAGGGTTGCTGTTTTCATCGTTTTGTACTCCTTCCTTGCCCCTGTCGGAGCGGATTTTAAAGATTACCGATTATGCAAGCCGGAGCCACGCCACAAGCATTGTAAGCATAGTAGTCGTTCAACGTACCCGATGTACCCACACTACGGACATCGCCAGAGGTGCCCGAGTAGGGAGTGCGTGTCCAATACCAATCTTTTTCGCCGCTTGCATACGACTTGATCCTATCCTTCTCGTTCGGGAACCATTCCTTGATTTCATCTTCCGACGGCAGGAAGAATTTGTCACCGTTTTCATCGCATTCAAGAATGTCGAGAAAACCTGTACCCATTCTATACACAAAGCCATCGAGAAAGTCCTTACTCCCTATTGGCGTGTCGTATTCTGTTTTAGGCTCCCACCAATCGCCGCTGTAATCAGCAGAATTTATCCACTGCCTAATCGATGAATTAAGGTAATCATTCCAGCCGTAATTAGCAATGCTGCTGTCGGGGCTCTTAGGCTCAGGTGCATCAAACGGCATCTGGGCTATAAGATCGTGTGTCATAAGGCACATACCATGAGATGATGTCTTGACAACGTCAAAGATTATGCTTTTGCCCTCACCTCTACCGACTTTTATCTTGTCACCGACGGAGAAGTGTTCTTCTGTCTTACCGTTTTTGGCAAAATCCGCTATTTCGTCATAGCTGTACATATCGTTGATGTACTCGGTTTTCGGTACGATGTCCGATATGGCAGCTAAGGCGCTTGCCACCTTGTCTGTGATCTCGCCGATCGTGTTCTGAATATCACCCAACATCTTGATTATTTCCTGCTTATCCATATTTTACTTTCCTTTCCTGCGGAGCATTTTCCGCAAATACCTGTTTCTGTCATAAGGCTGTCAAGCACCGTGTCCAGTGTCCAGCCGTCCTTCCGATTGCGTTCATCGTAGTACTCCAGCTGCTTGTCCATATCTCTGCGGACAGCTTCTTTTTTCCCGATAAACTCAGGGCAGTCGAAGATGTCTCTGACATCTATAAATCCGTACTTGTTTTTTTCCATGTTGTTTCTCCTTTTTGTCTCTTTTATCTTTCTATCAGCTGTAGTGCGGTGATGACTTCTACAAAAAGCCCGACCGCCACGGCACTTTTTGCTATCGACTTCAGGATTAGTTTTGCTACTTGCCACGTTGCTATTCCCATTGCGATCTCTCCTATTTTCCCTTATAGTATATATTCCATAAAGCCGGCTTTCTGTTGGTCGACTTATCCGAATGTTCCTTAACGTACGCAACTATTCGCTTATCATTACGCTTTCTGACAATGCGGTATATCTTGTACTTTACGCATTTGCCATGACACCCAATAGAACGTGCAGTACATTCTTTGCAGGGTGATGGTGTTTTATTTTCGATATACATTTCATGCCCTCTTTATTTTCATGCTCTTTGCGGCAGTCCGAACATCTTATCAATATACTCGATATACGGCTTGGTGTATATCTCACACTGTGTGGTCTTTTCCTGATAACCTACAGCAAAGGGATACTGCCTGTGTCTTATCATCGCCCTGATCTTCATGGGAGAAGTGCGCACCCCATGGGATTTGAGATCTGCTTCCAGCTCCGAGACGGAGAGGACGGGTTTCGCAGCAATTACTTCCTCAACTGTCATGGTTCTGAGCATTTCCGTTATGGTCATAAAGATCACTCCTTTTCTGTCTGCCCTGTTCCTTCGTCGAGGGTGAAGGCTACTATTTCCAGTATTATCTTCATATCCTCGTAGCTGAACATGACGAAAGATTTGTTGCTTGTAAGCATTTTGACTATCTTGCTTGCCATTTTAGACATCTCGGCAAGCTTGAAAGGCTTTATGGGATTAAATCCCATTTCTTTCAGTTTTTCATACTCCTGTTTAGCTGTCATTTTATTCTCCTTTTCTTGCGGTTTCACCTGTTTTCTGCTATAATATCAATAAATCCAAGTAGAAAGGTGGTGAAAACAATGGTAAATGTATATGCTTGTCTGCTTGGCAAGTGGGAACGTCTTAACGACGACCCGGATTGTACAGTTGGCGAAAATGGGCAGTCGCCCTTGATTTGGTGGGAAGAGGGTGCCGAAATTTACGCCAAAAGCCACAATAAGCCAAAAGAAGAGAATACTTTGTACGAACTCGACTACGTACATATATTCTTCAAAGGAAAAGCCTATAGGATAAATCCCGTCCTCATACAAATTGTTGAGGATTAGTCTTTTCAAAATCATCGCAAGTGAGTTTGAGTGTACGCTTGAACTCACTTTTTTTCATATCAAAGTATTTTTCAACAGCACGGTCTATAAATTGCCATTCGTGGTAGGATATGCCGTCGAGTGTTTTTATTATTTCTTTGATTTTTTCTTCCGTCATCTTCATTCACTCCTTTCCTTTGTTAGTACTTTCCCATATTTGGGACGGCGAACATAAAAAAATATCGCACTTTTCTTCATTACTGCGAATATTCAAAATATTGCATATCTTGTCAATTTCATCAACATTAAAACACGAGGCACCAGTCATGCGACTTGATAAAGTGTTATTAGATATGCCGATATCTTTTGCAAGTGCTTCCTGTGTATAGCCCGAACGTACTATTGCGGCTTTCAACAGGTTTTTGTTCAGCATCATATCACCTCTCTTTCCCATCTTTGGGATGATTCTATTATAGCACACAAAAACGAATATGTCAACCCATTTTTGGGAAAATTTCAAAAAATTTTTCTATGTTCTATTGCATTCTTGGGAAACTAATGTTATAATAAAATAAAAAAAGATAGAAGGTGATTATATGGACGAACGTTCAAAAAGAATTAATGACGCAATAGCCCAAAGTGGATATAGTTACCCCGAATTATCCAAAATCACAGGAGTATCAAAGTCATCTCTCCAGAGGTACGCAACAGGAGGAACTAAAAAGATACCTATAGATTGTGTGGAAGCCATTGCAAAAGCTACAGGTACAAGTGCCAAATATCTCATGGGTTGGGAAGAAAACATCTCCGAGCCCTCAAACGCCCGACCTCTTCCACCTGTATACAACTGCAAGTATTATCATAGTGTATCTGCAGGGATAGGCACGTTTGCCGACGAAGATTGTGATACCTATAGTTATTTCTTTAATAGTCAGGCACAAGCGGATCACTGTTTTGCTGTTGACATCGAAGGCGACAGTATGCTCCCGGAACTGCGCAGCGGAGATGTTGCTATTGTAGATACAGAAAAAGAGCTCTGCAACGGTGATGTTGTTGTATTCGTTGACAAATCGGAAGATCTGGGGTATATAAAGCAGTATCACAAAACGGATAATGAAATTATGTTCATTTCATATAATTCCGCATATAAACCTATGATTTTCCCTCTGTCTGCTTTGAACGACAGGATAAAAATATGTGGAAAAGTAATCAAAAGTCTGCGTGATTTTTAAGGAGGGTATGCAATGAAATATAAAAAAATAATTCCGGCATTGCTCACTTTGTCGATGCTTACCGCCTGCGGTGGCCGTCCAAAAAATATATCCGAGGAAATGTACAATTACGCCGAAAGCGTAATAAGAGCCGCTGATGCATATATGGACAACCAATTATCCTATGAAGAAGCATATCAAAAGATCGACAGTTTAAGTGATAGCGCCGAAGAATTAAGCGATGAACATGAAAACGATCCGAACAATACAGGCGACCGATTAACTTATCTCGATATTGGTCTCGTCCGCAGCGGATTATACCTCGAACATTCGGGTACAGAAACATATGCCGATCTATTGGAATCCCGCAATATGCTTGCGAAACAAATAGGCTATTCTGAGCGTGGCTGACCTTTGAAGGGAGTGATCCTATGCAATGTATAAAATGCAAAAAAGAAATACCCGACGGCTCGGCTTATTGTCTCCACTGCGGTAAAAAGCAAGCCGTAGAAAAGCGCAGAAGCCGCAAGCGAGCCAACAAGCAGGGGAGCGTGTATAAGCTGTCGGGCAACAGATCAAAGCCTTATGCAGTCGTACTCCCTGCCACATACGACAGCGAAGGCAGCAAGAAGCAGAGCTACTACGGATACTATGCCACAAAGACCGAGGCACTCAACGCGCTTAACTCTGCCATATCAGGAGGAGTGACCGACAGAATTAATATGACACTCTCGGACATCTATGCGGAATGGTCCGAGGGAGCATATAAAGACCTGTCGAATAAGTCTATTAAGGCATATGAGACAGCCTACAAGCACCTGGAACCGCTTCACGACAATAAGATGAGAGATGTCAAGGCTAATGCTGTGCAGGAGATAATCGACGCTCTAGGTAAGCCTGAGGGCGGCAAAAAAATAAGAGTGCTGTTTTCCCAGCTTTGCAAGTATGCCATGAGCCAGGACATCATAACTCAGAATTATTCTCAGTTTATCAAGATAAGAGCAGGCGAAAAGGCAGAAAAAGAGATATTCACGACCGAGGAAATAAAAAAACTGCGGTACGCTGCCGATATGAGCGATACCGCAAAAATTATACTATTGATGATATACACAGGTACGAGAATCGGTGAGATAACGAGCATAAAGCATGATAACGTACATCTCGACATCGATACGCCGTACATGATAGGCGGCATAAAGACCGAGGCAGGCAAGAACAGAATTATCCCTGTTCACCCTGATATAGTCGGATATGTCGAGTACTTCTACAATAAGAACAAAGGCAGAAAGTATCTGCTTGTGAACGAGGCAGGCAATAAAATAGACTCTGATAACTTCAGAAAGCGCGATTATTATCCGTTGCTCTCAGATCTGGAGATAAAACCTAAGAATCCACACTGCACCCGCCACACTTACACATCGATGCTCCACGCCTCAGGAGCAAAAGAGGAGAACATAATCAAGCTTGTCGGCCATACCGATTTCAGAACTACCACAGAGAATTATATACACCAATCTGTCGGAGAACTCTATCAGACTGTCAAGCTCCTGAAAGTATGACCTGTAAGTAACCCTGTAAGTAACCGCATTTAATTACACACAATTCAGACCACTTAAACCCTATAAAATACGTACCTACGCCCTTTGTTTTTTCTTTCGTAATGAGCAGGTCGCAGGTTCGAGTCCCGTCACAAGCTCCATACAATCCTCGTAAATACGACATTTACGAGGATATTTTTTATTCATTTAATCATTTTGTAAGTAATGTGTAAGTAACATGCAAAGGAATTGAAAAGCAAAAAATACCGCCCGAAGCCTAAGCTCCGAGCGGTATTCTCTCAACCTATCTCTTTTTCCAGATCTTCAATCCTGTGATTGATAACTTTTATCTGTTCTTCAACAACCGGCATTCTTTCGGCAAAGTTATTGTGCTTTCCTACCTTTTCTTCAAGCTGTGCAAGGCGGTAATTGGTAAGCCTTGCTGATGCTATGATACCGCCTATAGTTCCAACACAGGTTCCGATGAATGATACGATAGCAACTAAAATTTCCGTACTCATTTGACCACCTCCGCTTTCAGCCTCTTTATAAACTTTTCCCCTGCAACACCGTTTTCCTGATACCCCCACTTTCTGAGGAAATAGTTGATACAGCGTACAGTATTATCACCGATCGTGTTAGTTTCGTCAATGCCATAGTCATGAAGCCCTTTCGCCTTTGCCACGAGCAGCAGCTCTTTCACTGCTAAACTGCCTATGGTAGAGCTGCCTTTTTTGTAGCCGTCACTGTCAAGCACCGCCTTAGCCTTTGTCCTGTAAGCTATGCACTTAGCCTTGAAGCTGTCCCAATGCGGGAGTATGTACACAGGGCAATACTTCTTTGAGTACCAGTGATTGTGGGAGTAGATCGCATAGTTCGGGAGCTTGTACTTGTCGAGAAGATAAGCCACAAGCTTAGCGCAGTTTTCTTCTGCTTTTTTGCTTGAAGCACTCCCCGAACCGTCCATGATACATTCGATAGCGATAGTTTTCATGTTTCCGTCACCGGCACCATCGGCGGCGTGCCAGCCTGCAAGTTCAAGCGGAAGATCCTGCCACGCTTCCGTTTCGTCAACGTAGAAATGAACACGCACATCTCCCATATTGCCGTTGTAAGTTGCCCTGGTGTACTGTTCGGACATTGTTGTCCCCGATACGCTGATCTTATCCGTATTATGAACTGTGATGCCAACAAGCCCCGTTCTGTTTCCGGGCATATCAATGTCGTTGTCATTGTGTTTTGTTAGCAAAAATTCGTTGACTTTCACACCGTTTGCCATGTAAGTCCTGTCTGCTTTTAATGCCATAGTAGCTCCTCACTTTCCTTTTTCTTCGTCAAAATAGTTCATTGCTGCCGACAGTCCTGCTGCAACTGCCGAGATACCAACACCGATCACCGCAGTTTTCACCACTGACCTGTCTGCCGACCAATCAACCGCAACGATATTCACCGCTATGTACCCCACCGCCGTTTGTACAAATGTACGGACGGCTCTTTTTATCCAGTTTTTCATCAATTCACCCTCCTATCGCCTTATTCAAGATGTCCCGAAAACTTTCAAGTTCTCCTCGTCTACTTAGCGCATCGTCTGCGCTTACTAAGTCATGCATCTCTATCACCTTCGCCTGCTCCTCACAAATGTCAAGCAGCTCCTTAACCACTCCTGTGAGCTTTTCAAGTGTTTCTATTAAATCCATTTGCACCACCTCGTCATCGTGCCGTGATCCAACATCACGTTGGTCAAGTGTTTCTATCAAGTTCAATACCGCCACCTTGTCTGAATCTTCTTATGTCTTTGTATTGCTCCCAAGTAAGCCTGAATTCAAAAGCATATCCTCTTACAGATTTTTTAAGTTCATTTATAATTCTCTCGCCGTTAAAAAGCCTTTTGTAAATATCCTTATTATTGCAATGTATAAGCTGTCCCAGCCTTGACAGCAGCCCTGTCGCAAATTCAAAGGTCACATCTTTCCCTTTCGCCTTCGTCCTTCTGTATTCATTCACAGCACGTTTTATACGAAAAAGATTATACTTTCTTATGAGCGTATATCCTCTGCCGTACCGAAACCCCACCGCCTGAGGAAGCCTTTTCTTGCAGGGGAATATCTGCCAGTCTCCCTTCAATTCAAGTCCATGTTCATTCAGCCATTTTTCAATATTTTCTCTCAGGTATCTGAGCTTTCTTTTGTTGCTCCCGAATACAGTAAGATTATCCATATATCTTACATAGTGCCTGCATCCTTCACTTTCTCTTATGATCCTATCCAATGGCTGCAAGATTGTATTTGCAAACCACTGCGAAGTATACGCACCTATTGAGATCCCGCTTTTATTTATACGTTCTATCAGATCAAGCACTCTGTGGTCTTTTATAAGCTGTTTCATTCTATCTGTTACTATTTCAGGATTGATCGAATCATAAAAATGCCTTATATCAGCGCAAAGACAGTATTTAGTACCCTTAATGTCATTTTTCATCCATTTTTGGATCGCCTTTCTTGCATGGGCAGTACCTCTGTCTCTGATACTGCCGCAGCAATAATAGTCCATCCCTTTCATCATTACAGGCTGTAATATCTGTATTAATGCATGATGGATGTATTGATCTGGGTATTGTGCCGGTTCTTTTATGATTCTGTATTTTCTTGCACTCGCATCCCATCTTTTTGAAACACGTGGTTCCTTTGGGACAAACCCATTTTCAATTATTTCTCGCAATTCTTTTATACGTTCTTCTATTGTCTCCTCTACCCATGCAGTACATGGATTAGGCTTATGGTTTCTACGCCATCTATGTGTTTTATTTACTTCCTGTATAGCTATTCTTATATTTGCGTATGATACTAATTTCTCATACAAGTTTTTAACTCTTTTCATCGGATTTATCATTCCTCCTTTTAGCCTAATGAGCTTTCCTACGCTTTATAAATAAAGAGTACTCACCCATCTCCTGACGGCTCATCTTCACCAAGGGGTGTGCGACTATCTATGCTATATAATTAAATTGGATTAATCATATATTGAGGAATATTGTAGTTAGCCAAACTCTGCTTATTATATATAAGCATATCGAAAAGAAAGCGGCAGCCGATGTTGGCGTTGGCGTTGGAAACGCTGCTCCCGTTCACGAAGAACAAACCGTAATACAGATTCCGGTTATAGCCACCGCCCGCGTTCAAGCATGGGTTGGACGAGTCAAAGTTCCAGTTATCGCAAGACACCGACTATGCATAGATAGCCCCAATAGCTATATTAAATTTAAAATAATTCTTTTATTTTGAAAACGCCTTTTATCGTGCGCCTACGGCGCAGTGGGGGGGTTGCGACCCCCCACACCCCCTCAGGGGAGTTCAAGGAGGCGGCAGCCGATGTAGGCGTAGGCGCTGGAAACGCCGCTCCCGTGCACGAAGAACAAACCGTAAGACAGATTCCGGTAATAGCCACCGCCCGCGCTCAAGCATGGGTAGGACGAGTCAAAGTACCAGATATCGCAAGACACCGTAGTTTGTGAGCCACTTGATTCAGAGGGGATAAACATCTGGTATGTACCACTTACATTTTTAACGCTGAATTTTGAAGGATAGCCACTTGTAGGCGTACCCACACTTATAC